TTGTCCGGCATTCTGTCCCGCCACCGTCGCCAGCGCGTCATCCGTCAGCGCCCGCAGATACGTCGGGTTCTGCGTCACAATCTGCTGCACGTCCTGCAACAGCCCCGCCGCCGTCGGGTCGGCTTTGTCCATGAAGTTGGGCGGGTTGCCGGCAAACATTTTCAGCACTTCCAGATTCGCCTTGTCCATCAGCGCCTGGCTCGCATCCGGCAGCGGTGTCACCAGCCGTTTCGCCGCCATCGGGCCGAGAATCGCCCGCACCATGTCGCTGCTCCACTGCGCCCGGTTGATCGTCCCCATCACGTCCGCCGGCAGCGCGATGTTGTTCATCGTCTCAATGCGTTTCATCATCAGCTCGCTGTCCAGCTCCCGCACGTCAAACATCAGCGAGACGTTCAGCACGTCCGCATCGTCCCGGTGCGCGTCCAGCCAGCCCGCCGGTGCGCCCGTGATGTCCCCAAAATCCGCATCCTCCATGTGGACGCGGCACAGCGCCATCACCTGCTGCATGGCCTTGTTCCACGTCATCAGGAAGCGCGCCACCGCCATGCTCTGCGACATCTGCAAGCGCGGGGCCGGCACGTCCTCGGACATCAGCCCGTAGGAATTGTCCTTCATCTTCGTCACCGCCGTCAGCACTTCCACGCTCTCGGACAACCCCTGCCCGTTCGGCGTCTCCATGAATTTTGGCTCCTTGCCCATCCGCACATAGTTCTGCACCGCCGGGCCGAACTTGTATTGCGCGCCCGTCGGCGACTCATACACATTCACCGGCGGCAGCGCCGTGATGTTCGCCCGGTCAATGATGCTGTCCAAAATCCCCTTGATGATGTTCTGCGTCGTGTGCGCCCGTTCCGGCACGCCGCGCGAACTCGTGATGCTGCGGCACCACCACTCGCGCACGCCCGCCGCGTAGGGCAAATCCGCGCCGCAACCCTCCACCTCCTCATGCTTCGCGCAACTTTCCGTAATCAGCTTGTGAATCGTCGTGTTGTAAATCGCCGGCACGCCGTCCGCATCCGCCGCCCGGTAGATGCAATGCAGAATTTCAATCAGCGTGTTGTTCAACGTCGGCTGCGCGCTGAACACCGGCGAGGAAGTCGCGCCGCCCGTCAACCCGCCCAGCCCCAGCGGCGTGGCGCGGATCTCCATCGGGGCCGCCGTGATGGCTCCTTTATACTTCACCGCCTTTTCCACCCAGTCCTTGTCGTAGCCGTCGGTGATGATGCGGCTGCGCAATTCGCCCTCATGCACGCGCTCCACTTGGAACACGATTTCATTTTCCGTCGTCAGCTCCGGCGGGATGAAGACTTCATCCCACGGCTTGAGCGCCGCAATCTCCGGCTGGTTTTTAGCCAGGTAGGCAATCGGCACCGTGCCCGTGCCCGTGTCCCGCAAATCCTGCACCGCCTTGCGCACCGTGGAAATTTTCACGTCCGGCACCGCGTCCTGCATATCCGCCGGCACTTCGTTCTTCACATAGCGGTCATACCATTGCGACAGGAATTCAATCGCCGCGTCCTCCTGCATCGGGTCGGCGATCATCGTCGGCAGTTGCGCGAGCTGCACCAACTGCGGGTCAATCGCCGGGCCGGGGTCTTGCCCCTGATCTTGCGCCTGCTGCTGCTGGCTTTGCTGCTGCTGCACCTCCTGCGCCGCCTGCTGGATTTCCGCCAGCGTGATGGTCTTCTTCTTCATCCCAATCTCCCGCCGCCAGCGCGGGGCCAGCACCATCCAGCCGTAGTGCTCCTCGTATTGCGCGGACAGCTCCACCTCCCGCGTCAGGTCGTAAAACATCAGCCGGAAAATCAGCCATTCGAGCAGCGCAATCGCATAGTTGCCGTCGTCCGTCTCGCTGCTGCCCGGCTGCATTCGCGCGTGCCAGAACGCCGTGGCCTTCATCGCCGCGCGTTCCGCAATGATGTCATCCACCACGAACGGCCGCATATCACTTGCGCCGTCAAAGGGGATGGCCGCGCCGTCCTTCTTGCCGGGGATGTCATGCTTGCGGCCGTCCACAAACTGATTCGGCCAGCGGCAGAACCGGGTGTTGTCCAGCCACGCGAGTCCGCCCGCTACGACGGGGCCGCAGCGTTGGAACATATTGGAAAGCTCCGGCACGTTTGGTTTGCCGGAGTCGAGCAGATAGGAAGCATTCATGGTGTGCGATTGTCTCCCAACGCCCGCACACCGGGGACTGGCCGTAATAGCGCCAGCAGCTCGCGGGTCAGATACTTCGGCCTGACCTCGCCCGCCAGACGATGCACCACCTGCGGATTGGCGTCAACCACCTTTCGGAAAGTTTCCTTGTCCGCGATGCCTAAAACTTCGCGGGCAATCTTCCCGTTCACCCGCGCCGGCAGTGCCTCGGTGTTCATTTCTTTCTCTCCTTCAAATCATCCACGAGCCAATCCAGGTCGTGAATCGCCCACGCCAGCTCGTGCTGCCGCGCTTGCTGTTCGCCCGCGAGAATACAATTGCGCTGCTGGTCCGCTTCGGCCAGCCGGGTTTCCAGCCCCGTGTGCCGCGCCACCAGCTTGCGCCGCAGCCGCTTTAGAATTTTAATTTCAGCGTCCATTTGATTTCCTTTCGGCGTCGTCCAGTTCCCGGCGGCAGCGTTGCAGTTGCCACCACCACATTTCTTCCGGCTGCTTCAACGCGGCGAGCACGCCACCATCAAACGCCCGCTCAATGGTCAGCCGCTTCCGGCCACTCTTGCGTTGCACTATGATGATGATGGTTTCATTCATTCGGTGTTGGTGGTTAAATGTTGAATGTTCCCATTAGTAAGCCGCCCCGCCGCCATAACTCCCCAACGCGCCCGGCGGTAGATGGCCAATGTCCATTTTCGCCAGCCCCTTGAGGCAATCAATCGGGTCTTTGCTGGCACCCTTCAACCCGTCCACGCCCGTCCACGTCCGCAAGCTCCAGATTAAATTTTCACACTTGCGACTGACGTAAAACTTCGGACAGTTCAACGGCGTCACCGGCTCCGCCGGATTCCACCCGGCCGTCAGCCAGTTGTTCACCCATTGCTTGCCCTCCTCGATGCCGCAGTCCGCGCCCGCCATCACGTCCCAGCCCGGCACCGTTATCTTGCCGTCCGTGTCGCGGATGGGGTCTTGCAGATAGTCAATGTAAGTCCGCGCCTCCTCATCGCTCGGCACACTTGTTCCCGCCGGGCGCGGGTCTAACCGCCGGTCGCGCACGTCCCAGGTGCCGTTGGCTTCGATCTCGCGCACCAGGCGCTTGTAATCGTTGAAAGATTTCCCGTGCCCCATTGTCTGCCCGCTGCCGGCCTTACCATCAGGCTTGCTACCGGGCACCGCCCACTCGCCCATGCTCTCCACGTCCGGCCATTCGCGGATCACCCACTTGGTGCCGTTCCGGTCAACGCCCACCCACAGCATGAACCAGTTGCGGTCGCCGTGCGGGTCGCTCCAGTGGTAAATCGTCAGCTCGTCCAGCGGCGGGATTCGATCCGGCTCGACAATGTGCCACTCGCCAAAATTCGGGAACGCCTTGCGCGCCAGCTTCGTCGGCCAGCCCCACAGCCTTTCCAGCGCAAAATCCGCCGGCTTGCCCTGCACACTCTCGGCAATCGCCTCGACGTTCGTGTAAGGGTTGAACATCGTCGGGAAGCACAGGCCGTAGCGCCGCCCGTTGCCGCCGCCGCTCTGCACCACCAGCGGCACATGGCCGGGCGGACAACCCTTCACCAGCTCGCGGTCTTTCGGCATCAGCCATTCACCCCAAGTCCAGGTGCGGTGCCACCAGTCCCAAACCACCTTGCGCGCCGGGATGACTTCCAGAATCACCGCGCCCTCGATGTATTGCCCCACCGTCTCCGTGTAGCCGCCGACCGGCGTAAAGCCGCCCAGCATCACGCCGCCCTTTTTGTGGACGCGAAAGCGCGCCGTCTCCAGCAGCTCCGCCGGGGCTTCCTCGTCCCACGTCAACACGTCGCACTCGCCGCCCTCGACTGATTTCTTGTCCTGTTCGTAAGCCTTGTAAGTCGGCAGCAGGCACGCGCTCCGGTTGGGCAGGATGAAAACATTTTCCGAAAAGCCCGTCGCCTCCTTGTAGGAAATCTTGATGGTCGTCCCCTGCGATTTTAATTTCCGCAGTTCCGGCCTCATGTATTTGTAGAGCGCCCGCTGGATATAGCGGATGCTCGTCATTTCGTTCTGGCTGAAACACCGCGCCTCACTGCCCGGCTGCGTCTCCAAAACCTCCATCGCAATTTTTCCCTGCACCTCGGTCTTGCCCGACCCGTTGCCGCCCAGCAGCACGATGTCGTTGCACGGCTTGCCCATCTTCCAATCCTTCGGCGCGACACTCACGCCGAAAGTTCCCGGCGAATAGGTGCCGGCCAACAGCGCGCGGAGCAGGCGCATCGGCGGCTGTTCCCAGCCGTAGGTCAGCGGGTCGTGCCGCTCTTCGGCAATTGCCCGCTCGCGTCGGGCGTGAAACTCATGCAACCATGACGCGCCTTTCTGCGCGCCCATTTCGCGCAGCCACGCATCCGACGGGATTGGCACCGTGGGGTGAACTGTCCACACCCACGGGCCAACCTTCATGGTCGCTTCGCTCATCATTGATGGCGACGCTTGCCTGGTGACAACGGTTCAGCAATAGATGTTGGCGGCATCGCCATCGGCGCTGGCACTTCCGGGTAACTCTTATTAAGCGCCTTGGCTTGATACTCCGCTTCCACCTTTTCGGGGTCGGCAAGATAGCGCCCCAATTCCGATACCAACTTTAAGCGGTCATCAAAGACTACCTGCTGGCACCCCAGCCCGCAGATATAACCATTCAGCGCGGGCGTAATGGTGATTTGCCGAGTCATACCGCCTCCGTCGGATCAGGGTTGATGCCGCCCGTAGCCCCGAACGCTGGCACCTTAGCCGCCGCGATGTCGTCCGCGTGCAGGACTTCCTTCAAGTCCGGCATCGGGTCATTGGCGCTCGTGATGGCAATTTTTCCATTGCAATCATTGTTGCCCGCCACCGCGTCATACAAGATGCCCGCCACTGCCGGCCGCCACTGGTTGCCCAGCAGCACCACCTTGTCACCATTTTTCGCTGGCCGTCCATTTTTGTAGTGCATACTTACTCTTTCGTTTTGGTTCCGGCACTTTCAACCGCAGCCGGTTTCTCGGTTTGCTTCTTCGGCAAATTCGTTGCGCACTCTTCGATGGCCGCCAGCCATTCCAGCGCGGCCTTCGCCGTGTGGTTGCGCTGCCAGCAGAGCAAGTCCACGCACGCCATGGATTCCTGTTCGTCCAGCGGCACGCCCAGCGCGTGATACTCGCTCGCCCGCCCCATCACCCAGGCGTGAACGGGACGCGGTTGCCGGAACGCATAGGCCGTCACCACCAGCGTCTGCGCGTGCGTCAGCGGGATGTCCCGCCCAAACATCGCCACTTCGCCCGTCGGCACCTTGCCGTAGCGGTCGCGGTTTTCCTCCTGCCGGCGTGACCATTCCGCCAGCACGGCAACCTTGTGTTCGCGCAGCGCCGCCAGCAGCTCGTCGGGCACCTTTACCCCGCGCACCCGCGCCTTCCCATCCTCGACCACGAGCGTCGCCCCCGCCTGGTGCAGGGCATCAATGATTGCTCCCGCCGCTGGTTGTTCGGCGTTGAATGTTGAATGTTGAATGTTTTCCATTTTCAAATCTCCTCATCCATTTCCACGACGTTCTTCTTCGCGTAGCACACCGGCACGCGCCGCTTGTCCGCGAGCTTCCACGGGCTGACTTCCAGAAATTGCAGGCTATCGAAATGAAACCACAACCACCGCGCCGGACAGTCGCCGTCCCCGCCGCGCTGCGCGTCCACGATGAAGTAGGCGTCATGCAAGACCACCAGCCGTAGAAATTCCTCCTTCTGCTCCGGCGGGATTTTGTCGAGGATGTCCAGCATCGCGTTCCAACTGTCCTTGAACACCTGCGGCGCGTTGGCTTCCGGCGCGCCGCCCAGCAGCCGCTTCCACGGCGGCATCGGCGGCATCGGGTCGCGTCCGGCATTTTCCTCAATCCATTTGTCGGTGCAGGCTTGGATGATTTCTTCCAGCGCATCCTGCTTGGCCCGGTTGCGCCACACCACGATGACGTTGAATGCGAGATTGGAAATGTAGCTGCTGCCCATCACGTCATAGCGGCGCGGGATGATGGCTTCGCCCTTGCGGTCGTTCGGCTTCTTGCTGTGCGCCACCAGGTGAACGTGGACATTGTTCGCCTGCGCAAACAGAATCAGCCGATCCACGAAGCCCCGTTGCGCGTTCCAAATCTCCTGCCCCTCGCCGTCCAGCCCGCTGAAGCGCATCAGCGAATCCAGCACGAACTGCCGCACGCCGAACCGCTGGTAGGCATAGAGCATCACTTGCAACAC